CTGTGATTTGTCGTAGTTGTGATATTCTATCTCTTTCGGATAACATCCCATTCATGGCAAAGAAGCCTGAAGAGAAGCGCAAATTCATCAATGATATTTTCTCTCTGGAAGTCTTTGGTAAAATGAGCAACGAATTGAAGAATCTGATTCGTGAGAACAAATCAGATATGAATATTTCCTCTGCTAAATTGGAAGAAATTGACAACACTTTGGAAACTCTGAATAGACAACAAGAAGATTACCAAAAGAAAGTCGAAGAAATGGAGGGTCGTCTTGAGGCGAGACGTATTGAAATTCAAGGGAAAATCTTTGATATTGAAAAAGAGATTGATAAAACATCCGTTATGGATGTTTCTACGATACAACAAGAGCAAGAAAAGTATCATGAAGCATGGAGAAAGCTGGATGGAAAGATCGGTCATGTGAATGATGCGATTTCATCCAAGGAGACTTTGAGAAAGCTGAAGGTGAAAGAAATTGATAAATTTTCCTCTGTTGAAGATGGTATTCAGTGTGATAAATGCCTCCAAGATATTCCCCATACCCATGTGGAGCATCTGGAGAAGATGAAGGAACAATATCAATCCGAATTGGATGGTATTGTTGAGGAGATTGACAAATTGAAGGAAGAGAAATCCCAATTTCATTCCAAAAAGGAAAAGGTTCAACAAAAGGTAGCGGAATTCCAAGATCAGATCAACGAAGCGAAAGTCACCAAACAAAAATTAGAAGGTCTGGAAAACAGTCTCAAGCAATACAAAGAGTCTCTGGACAATTTGAAGCTGGAAGAATTACCTAAACCAAATTTCGAAGAAAGTATTCAAAATACTTTGGTGAGACAAAACGCTGAAAACGACAATTCCCGAATGTTCAAACAGAAATCAGATGATTATGAAATCTGTAAATTCGTGCTAGGAGAAGAAGGTGTTCGTAGCTTTGTGGTGAAGAGACTTCTTTCCATGATGAACGCAAGCATTCAGCAATATATCAACGATCTTGGTATGTCCATTCGTTGCAAATTCGATGAATACTTTGATGAGCAGCTTTCCAATGATAAAGGCAAGGAGATTTCTTACTGGAACTTGAGTGGTGGCGAACGTAGAACGGTTGACCTCGCGTGTGCGTGGGCATTCAAGGATTTGAAGAGAAAGATTTCAGGCGTGTCATCTAATGTGGAATTTTTTGATGAATACCTTGATTCCACCCTAGATTCCATGGGAATTGATAAGTTGATTGAACAAATTAAACATCGAATTGATAGATTTGATCTTTCTGTTTATGTGATTTCCCATAGAACAGAAACTGCCAAACATGTTACTGGTGAAATAGTCTTCCTTGAAAAGGAAAATGGGGTCACTAGAAGATTAAATATATAAATGAAAAGTGGGAATTATTTCTTAGACATTGCAAATATTTATTCGAGGATTATAAAAGAATCCCCTGATAATATTACAGTTATTGACAATGAGGGTAAACGTAAATATTTTTCGTATGATGACACACCTGATTCTTATACATGTCTTATTGGTAGTGATGGTAAATATGTCATGTCAAAAAAAATTATAGGACATTATAATTTGCTTGATGCAATTTTAAAAGAAGATGAAGAAAATCTCGCCTCAACAATAATAACTAATGCTGATGATGTCGAAGATCTGAAAAGATTGGCAAGAGAAAGAATAAAAACAAGAATCTGGAAAAATCAAAAAGTTTATAGCATGTGGGATAGATATGATCCTTCATATGAAGATGCTATTAAAGATTCTCTGAAAGCAATAGGCGAAAATTATCAAGATTATAAATATGATAATGAATATGAAGAGTATGAAAATTTTCGTGATGCTGATACTTTTTTTGTAAACACTTTAACAGATGAACAAAAAGAAAAGAAAATGAAAGCTGAAATGGAAAAACGTGCATCCGATAGAGCTTTAGCAGATATGATAGCTGGTGTCAGACGAAAAGCTTCGAGTGATTATGACGCTCCTTATAAAAAACCTTCTTGGATGAATAGAGAAGGGGATTGACATTTCAAATTAATACATAATTAATGTTATGTTTAATAGTCAACCGTTTGCATCTCCTTTTCCAACAAACCCCTTTCAAGTCCAAAATAAAAATAAAGAAGAACCCAAAAAAGGTAATGTCTATTTAAATTTTGTAGCAGATCGTCAGGGATGTGGTCAATGGCGAATAGGTTGGCATGAACATCATATCAATATGAATAATCTTGGTGAGTCCACATCACTTACTAAGATGATTTTAGATAAAAATTGGTTTAGAGATATTAAAACCGTCAAATTACAAAGACAAGCATCTACCCCTCAAAAACAATATTTTGAATTTCTCAAGAGCATTCAAGCAGAAATGGGATTCAAGATTATCTATGAAGTAGATGATGTTGTATTTCGCGAAGAAATTCCTGATTATAATTCAGGAAAACCATCGTTCGATAATGACGAAATCCGTCAAAATTGCGTTGACATGATGCGAATGGCAGATGAAGTCACAGTCACGTGTAAGTTCATGCGTGATTTGTTTATTGAAAAAACAGGTCAAGATAAAATCTCTGTGATTCCAAATTTCCCACCTGAATGGTGGATTGGACATTATTATGATTCTTATAAAATTGCTAAAAATTACGATAAAAATCGTAAAAAACCAAGAATTTTATATTCTGGCTCAGGAGCGCACTTTGATGTGAAAAAAGGAGGGCAAGACGATTTTTCCCATGTTTTGAAATTTATTATCGATAATAGGTATAAATATCAATTCATTTTCATTGGTGCATTTCCTCCACAATTGCATCCATACATTCAAAATGGAGAAATTGAATTTCATCATTGGCAGACATTGACAAATTATCCGAAATTTATTTCCGAACTAAATGTGCAATTAACTCTCGCACCTTTGATGGATAATAATTTCAATAAATCAAAGTCAGATATCAAATATATTGAGGGTGCTGTGTTGGGTATCCCTTGTATGTGTCAGGATTTGGTGACTTATTCCGATGTTCCTGATTTTCTAAAATTTAATAATTCGGAGGATTTAGCTGTAAAAGTAGAACAATTGCTGAATTACAAAAATCGTGATAGGTATCACAATTTATCCAAAGAATTAAGAAAACTTGGTGAAACAAGATTTCTGGAAAGACCTGAAAACATTGGTGCGTTTCTTGAATCGATGAACACACCTTGGGGTGATCAGTCTCGTAGATTTATGAAATATTGGAATGATTAATTCTTTGTGAATTGTGAATATTGAGCAAGAGTTGGACGAAGACGCTCAAACATTCCTTTCAAAGCTTGGAAGCTGTTCATATCTGAAGGGTTGTTGAAAAATTTTTCTTTATTATTTTGATAATAATTGATAGTACCCTTCAGATAATTTTCAATATATGAGCAAAGTTCATTTGCTTCTGCCTTGATTTTTTCGATTTGGGGATCATATTTGTCGTATGACGATTCGAAATCAAGATTTTCGTAAATCATACCCAAGTCTTTAAAATAATCATTCATATCATTATTTAATAAATGATGTGGTGAATTATAATTTATCGACTTATCTCTTCCCAGTCCATTGAGCCATGAACAACTTCTGTGTTCGTACTCGCTGTAATAGCTAGAGTTAATTCATAAGGTGTGCTTGTAAAGCTATTTCTCTCAAGTTGGAATTTGAATAAAGCTGCTCCGAAAATGTCTATCGTTGTTGCTCCTTGCGCGTTGGAAGTGAAATAGCCTGAAGCTAATATTCTACCTCCCGATACACCAGTTCCATCTAGCTTGTATTCTACAGAAGAATTAACTCCAGCATCAGTCCATGTACCACCAGAAGTTGTTCCAGAAGCAATTACTTGCCACTTGTAGATACCTGTAGCGACCCCCATTACCGACAACGCAGTTAAAATTACGATACTATCTAGTCTTGTTGATTTTAATCGTATCGAAACAACAGGATAAAAGGTTCCTGCTGTCGCAAGAGCTTTCGGCGCAGTTATAGCTGTACCTGCTGCTTGCTGTAACCCTCTTAATTCATAACCACCTTCGGAAATAACTGTACTACAAACTTGCTTCAATTTACTTGGACCTGAAGTTGCAGCTTTATTTTCAATTTCATATCTAAGCGGCAGTGATCCCGTTGTAATATATGTTGTATCAATTATGTTAGCATGGTGGAAGTAATGGCAAGCTACAAATTGACCATTGATGACAAATCCTGTTCTCACGGTACCCAATCCAAGCCATTCTATATCTGCCCATAAAATTTGAGCCTTTGTAATATCAAGTGTAATACCAGATGAACCCGACCCATCCAAGCGATCTACATTCCATTGTGATTGGGGAATACGAGTAGATGAAAGTGAGCCTGATGTAATGCTGCGCTCAACCATATAAAGAGTAGCATCATCCAATTCTAAGTAAATGCCATTATCAGTGCCAAAATACCCAACACGTTGTCTCAGATTTGTTTTAGCTTGGTTAAAAATAAATGTATTCAAAATTAGTAAACTTTTACCAGGTTGATAGGCAAACACCTTTGTTGTTTCTCTGTATATTTTAGAACCACTCAGAGCATCAACTTTTAACTCTACAAGACCTTGTGTTTGAATGAATTCAGCAGAAGCAGAGGTTGTTGTAGTTCCTCCTGACAATGTTGACCATAGATTATTATCTGAATATCTATGAGACGAATCAAAAAGAGTCAAGGGACTTGATGTTCTCGTTCTACCGAAAGCATCACTAGCCATGTTGAAATTACCGCTAAAGTTGCTTGTCGTATCATCGATATTTTTTACCAAAACTGCATATTTTGGATATTCGATTACTTGAGGGGAACCAAAAGATGGATCTGTCATTGCCGATGTTGCTGGAAATCTGATATCATTTACGATTTCAACAAATTTCCCGCTTTCGGTATTTGCAGCATTTGTCCATACATTAGTGTTAATTGCCATATTTTTATTTAATCATTTGATGGGGTTAATATCGTATTGACTTTCGCATTTCATGGTTTATCATTTTTTTATGTATAGGAATTGTATTTACAACAACCGTGAACGCAAGGTTTTCTTGTGGACATGGAATGAAAATGGGGAGCGTGTGAAAGAAGAACACGACTTCAAACCATATATTCTACTGGAAGATAAAGCGGGTAAAGAGAAATCTATCTATGGAACTCCTCTTAAAAAGAAAGAATTCGCTTCTTCGTATGACAGAAATAATTTCGTAAAAGATAGTAATATCAAGCGAATCTATGAAAATCTCCCCCCATACCAACAATTCTTGATTGATAATTATTGGTCGGTTTGTGAGGATGACAATTTCTCTCAATATCCGTTAAAGGTTGCTTATCTAGACATCGAATGTCCTCATCCTGATAAGTTTCCAGAACCAGAGTCAGCGGAAGCAGTGGTAAATTTGATCACTGTATTCGATTCATTTTCTAAAATGTATCATGTTTTCGGTTTGAAGAATTATCACACGACAAGAGATGACGTAAGATATTATTTTTGTAAATCAGAAGAAGATTTGCTCAAATCATTCATCAAATTCTTTAGAAAAGAGGAATTTGATGTGATTAGTGGATGGAACATAGCAGGATTCGATATCCCCTACCTGATCAACAGAATCACATTTGAATTGGGAGAAGAATGGGCAAAGAAATTGTCGCCAATTGAAAGGATTTATGAAAAGACGAATCCGAATGGTAAATTTGGAATGCCTACCAAAGAGTATGTGATCGAAGGAATTTCTATTTTGGATTATTATGTGATGTATATGAAATTCAGCTTAGAGAAGCAAGAATCATACAAGTTGGATAATATTGGAGAAATTGAATTAGGTATCAACAAAATTCAACACGAAGGTAATCTATGGGAATTGGCTAAAAAAGATTGGTATAAATATACTGACTACAACATTCGCGATGTGGAAATTTGTGTTAAATTGGACGAGAAAAAGGGATATATCAATCTTCTTCGATTCCTTGCATACACAGGATTATGTGATTTAGAAAATGCCATCAAAACCGTTCCACCGATGAACGGTGCTATTGCTATTCGTGCGCGTATGCGCGATGAGTATATTCCAACTTTCATTCGCCCTGTCACTGATTATAAAGCACCTGGAGGTTATGTGTCAGAACCAAAAGTGGGGTTTGCTGAAAATATCGTGTCATTCGATGCCAACTCGCTGTATCCATCAGTCATGATTTCTCTAAATCTCTCCCCTGAGACAAAAATAGGTAGAGTTGAGAAGGATGGGGACAAAGTGAAAATCCATCATGTATCAGGTAGGTTGTTTGAGATGACTCCTGAGAACTTTAAGAAATTCATTGATGAGGAACAAGCTGCATTGACTAAGGCTGGATTTCTATTCTCTCAAAAGAAAAGGGGTTTGGTTCCTGAATTCCTAGACAATCTTTACACCAAGCGTAAGGAGATGAAGAGTAAGATGATGGAATGCCGAAAAAATGGAGATAAAGCGGGAGAGCAGAAATTTGATAGTATTCAATACGCTTACAAAATTCACCTCAATTCCCTGTATGGATATATGCTCAACAAATACGCTCCCCTTGGAGATGAGGATATTGGAACATCGGTGACTTTAACAGGACAAGCAGTTATTAAAAAGAGTAATGATTTGTTTCAGGATTATGTGAGAGAGAACTTACCAGATGTATCGGAATCTTTATTGCAAGCGAGTTGCATTTACGGGGATACGGATTCCTTCATGGTTTCTCTGAAAATGTTTGGATATGATGCTGGTTCTGATGAATTTTATACATTGTGCGAAGATATTGAGGATTATATCAACAATAGCATGACAGAATGGGCAAGAAAAGCTCTGAGAAGCACTGATCCGCGATTCGTATTCAAACGAGAAACCATTTGTGATAGCGGAATTTTCATCGGTAAGAAATATTATGTCCTGCATGTTCTGGATGATGAGGGAACAAAGGTGGATAAGTTTAAATATCGGGGAGTTGATGTAGTGAAGACTACCATGCCTAAAAAGGTCAAACCATATGTTAAGAAAGTCATTGAACACATGATCATGACTCAATCCTTGAAGGAAACTAATGATCTGTTCAATGAAGCATACGAAGAATTTAAGAAATTGCCTATCGCAGATATTGCAAAGATCTCTGGTATGAAT